AGTCATTTGATACCTAGATTATCTTCAGTCATAATTTTAAATTCAAAGTTACGATCTGCACAGAACTCTCGTGCTGCTTTCCATTTTGCCTGATTGACTGCGTATGTTTGCACTGATTGTGCCCATGACTTTGTTCTTTTCTTTGGATTCACGTTTGGCATCTTCGTTTCTTTCTTTGGTTTAACTTCTACAACCATAGTTCTTTTCTTTCCTTGCTTATCGATATACTTAAGAAAAAAATCTGGAAAGTAACGATGAACCTTATTATCAATCGGAGAACGATAAGGAATCCAGAACTCCTCTGACTGCCATTCACTTACTGTCTCATTTAAGTCACAGTAATTCATAAATTTTCTTTCCCACAAAGACCTATAAATAATATTTCGGGGATCTCCTTTATATGACATACATATATTATCAGGATCAATTTAAAAACTATTTAGATGGCAATAAAATCGGAAGACTTACACTTAAGTATACCTAATGCGAGTCCAATATTTTCAAAACTTGCGATATCAACTCAATTTAAGGTATCGTTAGATCTTATTCGTAGAAGTCAGGTAGGGGATAATGTAAGTCTATATGAGTACCTAACTAACTGTGGTTTGTTTGTTGATACAAATTCTACAAGTCAGAAGTATGATTTTTTATGTTCTCAGGCATCTTTACCAGGTTCTAACTTTAGTATCTCAGAGGAGATGGGAAGTCGTCAGGGAATGACAGAGAGATTTGCATCAAGAAGAATCTATAATGAATTTGATTTAACTTTTTATATTGATAATGATTATAACGTATTGCGTATGTTTGAAGAATGGATGAATTTTATTAATCCAGTGTATGATGGAACCAGAGGTAGATATGATGGTAATGAATCAAGTCAATTAAATGCATATCAAGATCGGAATACATATTCGAGGTTTAGATATCCAGACGATTATCGAAGAAAAATACAAATCACTAAATTTGAAAGAGACTTCTTACAGAATCCAAATGATAGAAATAATACATTCAAAAATATGCCACTCTTGACTTATCATTTTATTGATACGTTTCCAGTTAATCTTAATGCTGTTCAAATGTCTTATGATGGTAGCACATTCTTACAAGTCACAGTTACATTTTCGTATCTTAGACATACGATTGAAAAGCATGGTAATGCACAACAATCAGTTAGAGAAAGACTTGCAAATACTAATCAATTAACTCAAGTTAATCCTCTTAGACCAAGAGTGGTTGGAAAAGAGATAGCACCTAGTACAAATGATCCTAACCCAACAAAACCAGAAGGTTATTTAAGTGGTGGTAAAGCATATTATGGCCCTTGGCATCATCCAAAAGATGAAGATGGCAACGAAATCAAAACTATTAGAATGGTTGGTGAAAGACACGCTCCTTATGATCACGATATAGTATATGATACCTTTAAAGAAAGTTTATCTCCTGATAGTTTCATTGTTGGTGATCCAGTTACAGAAATAAATCCTGTTACAGAGGAACAAACTACTGCTGGTGAAGGAACAACTCAGACAACTCAAACTACTGAAACCAGTGGTGGTGGAACAACTACAACTGAGTCTACAACCACAACCACTAGCACAGATTCTTCTGGAGGAACTACCTCTAGCACTGAAAGTTCTTCAACTTCGAGTTCAGATGGTTCAAGTTCCTACGGGTCAAGTTCTTATGGTGGTTATTACGGTTACTAAAACCTTGCTATATACAATACTGAATATAATATTATGCCTTTACCAAAAATATCTACCCCGACACATGAGTTGGTTTTACCATCAACGGGAAAAAAAATAAAATATAGACCATTCCTTGTAAGAGAGGAGAAAATTTTAATTCTTGCATTGGAAAGTCAAGATACAAAGCAGATTACGAACGCAATCAAATCTACTTTAAAATCTTGTATACTAACGAGAGGAATTAAAGTTGAAGAACTCCCCACATTTGACATTGAATATATCTTCCTGAATATACGTGGTAAATCAGTGGGTGAATCTGTAGATGTTGTGA